GAATCTGGGTGATGTTAGCCAACGTCGTCGAAATCGGCTGAAGGATGCCCTGCGCCGCCTGATCGTTGGCGGCCACACCGCCGCTGGTGAACGCGCCCAATTGGCCGGTCGCCAGGTTGAGTGAACCAGAACCCGCATTGTTGGCAGGCTTGGGGCCAAAAAAGCCACCGAGCAAGCCGCCGCCCGCGCCGCCGATAATGCCGCCGAGCAAGGTGCCGATACCGGGAACGATCGATCCGATGATTGCGCCCGCCAGCGCGCCGCCGGTCGAGCCGATCATGCCGCCGGTCGACTTTCCGCCGCCGATCATCGGGCCGATGAACATATTGGCGAGCGACCCCACGGTCGCCCCGGCGCCGACGCCGCCGAGGAAGCCGCCGAGCGTGGTCCCGCCGAAGAGCCCGCCCGCGACACCACTGCCAGCAATATCCGACGTGGCTCCCGTCGCCGCGTTCGTAAAAATGCCCGCCCCGGCACCGCTGCCAGGAAGCAAGCCAGAAGGGGCAAAGCCGAGCGAGGTGCCGATCGTATTGTTGACGAAGCCGCTGATGCCGCCGCTGCCGAAGAGCCCGCCGCTGCCGCCGCCGCCAAAAAGGCCCGACCCGGTATTTGCCAGCGAGCCGACGCTCGAAACGGTGCTGAGCGTGCCGGTGAGATTGCCCTCTTTGTCTCTTTGCTCCAGGGTTATCGGAGCGCCAGTGGCACCGCTAGTACCTTGGCCCCCACCACCAAGGCTACCTCCGAAGATACCGCTCAACAAACTCGCGCCGCCGCCACCGCCAAAGAACGTCCCGAAATTCGACGCCGCGCCGCCAAAGTCCAGCATCCCCAGTAGCGACCCGATGGCGGGCTTGATGACCGACATCGAAATAAGCTGCGACTCAAGCTGCACCAAGGCATCCTTGAAGATCGTGTGCCACGCAGTGATCTTCTTCCCGCTGAGTGCGTTGGAGACGTTCTGAGTAATCGCTTGATCGACGGTCTGACCGACACTGGTCAGCACATCGTTCAGTCGCTGCGCGGCGCGCTGTTGTTCGGCGAGAGCAATGTTGGACTTCCCCAAAGCATCGACGCTCGCGAGGTAATTTTTGGCCTCATCACTCGACAGGTCGACGTTCTTGCTGATCAAAAACTGCTTTGCCTGCAACAGCGAAACCTGGCGTTGGATTTCCTCACTGGTCTGGAAGGCGTACTGCGCCTCGACCTTATTAACCTCGATCTGATCCTTGTTGGAGTTGATCTGCTTTTGGAGTTCCAGCGCGGTCTGGGCTGCGTCGTTCTTCTTGATCAGCGCCAGCGTGACCGCTTCAAGCCGTTTTGCTTCCTCGATATAGGCCGCATTGCCGGTCGCCTCGGCCTTGGCGACCACGTCATGCGTGGCCGCGGTCGCCTGGTTCTGAAGCTCCATCTCATGCTGGGCCGCCGCGCCACCCTTGGTGGCTTCGGCCAGCCTTGAAGTCTCGGTGTACTGCAACTGGAGCGCCGGGATCGCCTTGGCGCTGGCGGTCAGCGCCTCGGCGGCTTGCTGAGATAGAATCCTCTGAGTCTGTTGCGCGACATCGCCGCCGTGCTCGAGCACGTCAACACGAGCCTGTTCCGCCGCCGCCGCCTTGATCCCGGCTTGTTCGCTCTCCAGATAAGCGTTCGCGACACCTTCCTGCCCCTTGATGGTAAGGTCAACCTTCTGATTGGCAGTATCGAGCGCGACATTTTGTTCTATCAGTGAATTTTTATACGCATTAAGTCCGGCAGTTTGTGCCAATTGGTCATTATGACTAGTATTAAGTTCTTGGTTATATGCAGCGTAAGCTGCGGTTCTTGCTGTGGCGATTGGGCCGCTCAGCGTTTGATTAACCGTAACATTTTGACCAAGCAACCTATTCTGCTCGGCCAAAACAGCGTCAAGAGCAGCGACAGCTTTCGGGTCTTGACCTTGAAACGGCCCACCACTCACAGACGTAGCAAGACCAATTTGCGGTGCGCCCCTAAACCCGATGTGACCAATGTCGGCTGGCGAGCTTGGGCTGATCGGCCCGCCCATCGAGCCGAACAGCGCACCGTTTTCCATGAACGGCAGAAGCTGCGGATATTTCTGTGCAATAAATGCTGCCGCGTTTTTAAACGTCTGCCCGTAAAGACCGCCAGGTGTCGTGTCGGTCCCGGTATTCGGGTATTCCTGCCCGGTCGTCGTATTGATGATCTTGTAATCGAACGCGCCGCCAGCAGCTGGATTGTGTGCCGTGCTTGCGCCAACTGAAGAATTTGACTTCTGGCGACCGATGCTGGTGATCACAATCCCGAAACCGGGCGGAAGCTGAGTGACCACATTCGACATCGTGTCGATGTAAGCCGGGGCATTTGGTGTCATAACCACACCCGGCCTGACCGAAAACTTGTTTCCAGAGAGGAGTGTCCCGTAGTCACCGCCGTAAGTCGGTGTCGTCGTTCCTAAGCCGGGTTGCGGGACACCTGTCGCGCTAGGCACCGTCCCTGTGGCTAACGGCGCACCCGCCCCTGACAGCCCGTGCGCTTCCATAAACTTGTCACTAAAAATCTGACCCTTGGTGATCAGATTGGTCAGATCAACCGCTAACTGCGTCAGGTTTTCTTGTGCCAGCTTAAACGCGCCGCCCTTAGCAAGAGCATCGAGAAGACCGTTCCACGCCGAACGGAACTTCTCAGCCGCTTTGGTCGATTCATCGGTATTGGCGGCGAAACCTTTCGACGTGTCTCTAATATCCCTAAAGACGCGATTCAGCGCGTCACCACCCCTGCCCTCCTGGGCCATAGTGAGCACAAGCCCTGCTTCCGCCTTGTCGATCGCGTGGATATTGAAGGCAAAGTCGACCATCGTCTGAATGCCGCCATCCATAGCGGCCTGAAAATCCTTCATGCCCTGCGCCACGTCGACATTGCGAAGCCTGGAAGTGGCAATCGCGACATCGGTGATCTCTTTGGCGAAGGCAGGATCAATCTTTGTGTTACGAGCAAGGTCAGCGACAAACTTATTGGCATCCTCTGCCGCTACACCGACGTTCCGCAACGCCAACGCAGCATCTTCCATCCCCTTGATGGTCTTGCTCGAATCGTCGCCGATCGTGCCGAGCGCGTTGTTGAACTGCTTGATGGTCGATGTATTGGCGGCGGCCCGTGCCAAGACAACCGCGAACCCGACAGCAAGAGCCGCCAGCGCCGTCACCGCGAGGGTGGTCGGCGTGATCATCCCCGCGATAGCTTCCTTGACGCCCTTCAGAACCGGCCCGACGCCGCCGCCTTGGGCAAATGCCTGGATGACCTGGCCGCCCTGCTGAACGAGGATCGTGAACGGGCTTTGCCCGCTGAGCAGCCCGCTCGCGATGTCGTTAAGCTGGAACCCCATGTTGGTAACGGCAGCATTTAGCTGCCCGGTTGTTTGGGTCGCTTTGCCCTGTATGTTACTGGTGTGATCCAAGTTGCTGCTGACACTTTTTAGCGCAGAGTCATATCTCTGCGTTTCGATCAACAGCGCCGCCTCATGCTCTTCTTGGGTTTTAAAGACGGTATTGCCCAAAGCAGCGGCTTTGGCGATCGCAGCTAGTTCCGCTTCGTGCTGCTTTTCGAGCGCAACCAGCGGCACATACTTCAAACGAAGCCCGTCGACCTCCTTCTCGTAAGCCTTAAGCTGATCGACGAATTCCGCATAGGAGGGAGGGACAGCATCTTTCGCGGCTCTCGCTGCATTGCCAGCCGCGGTGGCGACCTTGTCGTAAGCGTCAGCGGCTTCCGCAAGCGCTGCCGCCGCCTGCGCTTCGCTAATTCTTCCAGCACCGACAAGCAGATTTACTTCTTGCTGAACCTGCTTGTACCGCAGCCCAGCCGCGTACACCTTGTCGTAGGTCTGCGCTAAGCCTTCGACCTTTGTCTCGTAAGCCGCGACCTCGGTTAGGAACTCGGCATAGGATGGCGGAACCGCGCCCTTTAAGGCTCTCGACGCATTGCCAGCCGCCGTCGCTACGTCGTCGTAAGCCTTCGTCGCGGCTGCAAGAGACACCGCGGCCTGGTCGGCGGTGAGTTCGCCGGCTCTCAGGAGTAAGTTAATCTCCTTCTGGGCCTGGCCGAACTTCAGTCCAGCGGCGTACACCGTGTCATATATCGGTTTGATCCGCGCAATCTCTGCGACATACGCAGCAATGTGCTCAGAAGATTGCTGAACAGTCTCACCATATGCTTTTGTCGCATCCGCAGCTTTATTCGCAGCAGCGATTTCTAGATTATATTTATCAATCACCAACTGCTTGACAGCCGAGGATTGCGCTTCGTCAAGCTGCAATTCCCTGGTGAAGCGCGCGACCCTGTCCAGGCCGTTCGCTAACTTAAGCGCCGCCCCCGACGCCTTGTCTTGCGCACCAACAAATTTGGCGAACTCGTTAGTTGTCGTCCGTATTGCCCTGGTGACTCTTTCATTGGTGGCGGCGTTCTCGTTGCTGGCACCCGTCGCTTTTTGCGTCGACGTCGTCAGTTTCTTTGTCGTCGCGTCAAGCAACGCAGCCGCAGCTTCAGCGTCAGTGAGCTGCTCACGCCCCTGAACCAGTAGTTTGACGACTAAGGTGTCAACTAAAGCCACCGCTCACCGCGCTCCATTCTCAACGACGCCTTGGCAAAATCGGCCCGCGTAAAGCACCATTGCCGCCGCCCATCCGAGGCTGTGGTTTCGGTGTTCGATTTTCGGTTTCCGTTTTCTCGGCCTGGACACTGGCGCGCAGCATCCCGAGCTGTACCAACGTCCGCGATTCCCACGGCTCCAGCTCGCCGACCTGGCTCAGTGCCTGCCAGGATCGCAGCGCTTCCCAGGTGATGACCGGCGGGGCAAAGCCATTCGGGGCCAAGCCATACGAGATCTCTTGAAACCAGCCCCAGAGGTAATCGAGCAGATCGGGGAACTCGGGACCGCTATCGATTTCCGGCACTTTGACCGGCTGATCGCGGCGGCTGGCGGGTCGCAGCGCAGCAGGGATCTTGGCCCACTGCGCCGCACCAGAAACCAGATGGTCGCGCTCGGTCGACCCGTCTACGGTTTTGCGGCCCGCCCTGAACTCGGACTCGGCCCATTCGACGAGGTCGATGACGAGGCCCGCGTAAAATTTCCCCTATCAGCCGCAAACTCGTCGACTTGCTCCCTGATCCAAGTGACTTTGTCGTAGACCACCCGGGCGTTTTGCGCCGAGAACGGCAAGCCCAGCATCGAGCCGTCGAGCGCGACCAGCGACCAGCCGGCGGTCAATGCCACCAGAAGATCGGTCGCTTCCGCTTCCAACTCTTCCGGGGTCAACTTCCCCCTGCCTCGCATGTTCAACCGGCGGCGTTGGGTTTCCCGGTTATGCCGGCGGGCGATATCGGAGTCCGAGGAGTAAAGATCAACGTAGGCTTCCTCACCATTCGGCCCGCGGAGGGGCTGGCGGGTCTGGTAGTGAAGCAACGGCATTCGCTGCGGCTTTTCCACGTCGAGAGATAGCGCACTTAGCGCAGCGTCGATATCAGTCATAGGTGGCGGTCCTTCTGAGGGAAAGGCGCGCTTCGCAGCGGGCCGTTTTGGCGGGAAAAAGGGGACGCACCACCCGCCAGCGGCACGTCCCCCGGTAGCGCTACCATCCGCTTACGCGGACAGCCTCCTGTGGCGGCAGGAATGGTGACGAAAGACGGTTAGACCGCCTCGGTGTCGGTCATCATAATTGTGGTTTGCGGGACACCGACGGCGTTGCCCACATACTTCAACGCCGTGAAGGGCATCGTGAGCGTCTGCGCGCCCAAGCCGGTTACCGCGACGTCGGCGTCGGAGAACTTCACCCGCGGCAGGTAAATCGAAGTCGCCGCCGAACCTGGGTCGTTGGTCGTGGTCAGATACGCCAGGATATCCACCTCGTCTTCGTCGAGGAAATTCCTGACGAGGTCGAGGTCTTCCAGCATCGCAGTGACCTGTCCCGTGACCGCCGCGCTACCCAAAAACACTTCCGGCACGAAGTCCTGGCCCACGACCGCATCGGAACTGGGCGACAGCTCCATAGAGATATCAAGCCCGGTGACGACGCCGACCACGCTGCCGTTAACCCTCAACATGCCATTGACCGCGGCGAAAATGCCGGTGGTCGTCTCGGGGTCGGGCGAAGTGAAGAACGGTGCCGGAACGCTTGTCCCGGCATCGAAGACCTCCATGTCGCGACCCATCATCGTAAATTCGATGGTCGCCAAGCCCGACGCAGGCAAGCCAAGCTTGAACCCGCCGACCCGCACCTCGGTGAACAGACGGCTGACCCCGATATCTTCATGGAATGTCTCGATCGCGAACTTACGAGAGACGAACCCGCTGGATGGGATGATCAGGTTCGACCCGATTGTGTGGAGCGAGAAGGTCAGGCCGGCGGCCATCGTGGCTGGCGCAGGAAAGACCTTTACCGTGCTGTTGGTGACGCCACTAAAACCGACAGCGATGAAGTTGACGCCATTATTCGCCGCGCCGCCGCCGCTCAGCCCACCGAGCCGGAAGATGCTGCCAACGTGAAGCCCGAGCGCGACCGGATCGCCCCCGCCAAAATCCAGCGTCGACGCCGACGCATCAGCCGTGACGCTGGTCAGTTGCGCCTCGGTCAGCGATACCCCGGGCGTGGCGGTCCCGCGCGTCGCCGCCTCAAAGAAGTCGAAGTACGTCGCGGGGCTGAACTCTCCGGTGATCCCCCCGGTAACGCGACGGGTGCCATGCCGGAAATCCACGATCTGCCGATCGGAACGGATTTCGGTCGCCTGGTAGGTGTCCTTCGCGAGTTTTAGGGTCGAGGTCACGCGGCGAAGAACTTGCGCGCCGACTTGACCAGGGTCGGTCGCCGACACCGGCTGGGTGTTGGACTCGATCGCACCGTTTGCGTAGGGGAGGTACGCTACCCGTGCGCTTACGCCTTCAGCTAGAGACATAGTGGGCACTCCATCAAAGGGAGGGGCGCGTCTCACGACGGGCCGATTCGCCTTGCCCAAGGGCGTTTGAGTTAACCTCGCGCGGGCTTCACGCGAGGGTTAGGATGGGTGCGGCTGTGCGGGAGTGGCTCCCCAATTAAGCGCACAGACCGAGCGGGTTAGGAGCGCCGCGGCTCGGGCTGCGATCAGCCGATCAAGTCGAAAAACAGATCTACTTCGGCGGTCGCCCAGAAATAGTTGGTCACTTCCGATGGCAGGCCGATCGGCTTCAACATCGAACCGTCCCCCCCGGGATAGACCGTAGCCGTCGAGCAGGACACGTCAGCGTCGCGGTAGGAACGAAACAGCGATGCTGCCGTCTCGGCATAATCCGTCGCTGGAGCCAGCCCCCAGCCCCTCGGCACGAACACCCAGATGTCGAGACGTGCCGGGTTGCGGTATCGATTGCGATATCGACCGCCGCCGAACGAGGCCAGCTCGCCAGGCTCGGCCAAAAACTCGGTGTAGAGAAACGGTGCCGGCGTATCAGGTAGCGTGACGTTGCCCGCGCTGTCCTCGTCCTCGTTCTGCCAGCGCAATGGCGGCAGCGAATTCGCGGCTTCCAATCGCGCTCGCAAGATCGCGTAGGCTTGGCTGACCGTGGTCATAGCGGCTCGAAAAAGATGGCCGGCGCACGCACTTCAGTGCCGGCGATCTGCCTGCGCTTGCGCAGCGCGCCACCCTTGGCGATGTAATGGCTCGGCAACTTGCCCTTGATTTGATAGGCCTCGGGCATCGTGACGTAACCGTAGGCGATCCGCGCCGCGTTGGCGTATCGAGCGCCCAGCTTCTTGGCGACCCGCTCGTAGATGTGGTTCGGCACACTGATCAGGAAGTCGCGACCGCTCTCGGTTTTGCCGACCTCCAATCGGCGGGCATAGACCACCGGATTGGCGATATAGACGTCCTGGCCGATCGTTACCGGGGTGTTGTCCGGTGCCGGGCGTCCGTCGATGTACAACGAGTGGGAGTTCTTGTAGCGCCCCGAGTCGGCGGGTGAAGCGGCACGCAGCTCCTTCAGGAACTCCGAGATCATCTCTTGCAGATAGGTGTACTTGAAGACGATCGTTTGCTTGGCGTTGTCGATCGGTCCACCCGGCGGGTTATCGCCGACGCCCGTCCAGCTCGGCTTAAAGCCCGTCCGCTTCTGCTGCTCGTCGAGAACCTTCATGTTCTCGAGCTTCGCCTGCGAAACGAAAATCTGGCGGGCTTGCTCGTCGACCTGCTTCGCGACGATGGGGATCGTGCGCAGGAACGCGGTGAGCGCCACGACGCTATCCCTTCACCCGCAAATTGTACGCGATCAGCTCGGTCCCGACGCTCCGGGTGGCGTTGTCAGGGAAGCTGATGGTGAATTCTTTGCCCTGGAAGACCACCTTGTCCGACCCGGTGAGCGGCAGCGGGAACCCGGCGTTCTCCAGATCCTCGACCAGCACGACCGCGTGATAGACCAGCTCCTTCAGCTCACCGACCAACGGCTCCTGGCGCAGAGGATCGGCTCGGATCCAGGCTCGGCACTGCGCCTCGGTCACGGTGCGATCTGGCCCGGCCTTGCCGGTGTATCGGCGGATCGCGACGCTGTTGGTGAGAAAGCGTCGGTAGACCGATTTGGCGTACTCCGGGGTCATACGGTCCAGCGCTTGTAAGGGCTGAGCCAGCTACGAACCCCCGCGGGCGGCCCATCGGAGGTCGCCCCGGCGCCAGAATTCGGGTCGCCATACTGGACCGTGAGGACGTCGAAGACCGCTTCGGAACGGATCGAAGGATCGCGCCCACGCATGAGCCAACGAGCCGTCAGCCATTCGTTCGCCGCCGCCTGCAGATCGGCTGGGATCGGATCGTAGCCGGCGGTGTAATCCATCACGACCGCGGTGCCGCCCCAGCCTCCGTTGAGGCGGAAAGCGCGTCCGGTGTCGAGGTCGACCTCGAAGAGCGTAGGGTCGAGAACGCCGCCGTCGATCGTGACGCCGAGCAACGGGACCGGCGGCGTGCTGTCATCGAGCAGGATCGGGTATTGCTGCGCCCGCAACGGTTCGGCGTAGCTCCAGTAGAATTGGCTGAACTGGTCACGGTACGTCTGCTTCGGGAACAAGCGGTCGCAGTAGTTGGAAATCGCCGCCGACACAGCATTGATCTCGGCCTGGATAATATCGTCGTGGGATGTGTCTGACTCGGCTACGCCGAGCACGAGCTTGGCATCATCGAGGGTGATCAGCCCGGGATCGGTGGCGGGGGTTATCACCCGCGAGATCAGATAGCCGTTGCCCATTATCGGACCACCTGAGTGAGCACCGGATAGAAGTCACAGGTCGTGGTCGCGCCGTCCTCGGCGGTCAGCGTCAGCAGCCCCTGGTTGTCGATCGTCGCACTGACGATCCGCCCAGCCGGGCCGCGATGACCGGGCTCGCCGCGCGGTCCCTGCTCGCCGGGTTTCCCCGAGCGCCCTTGTGCGGCGAGCAGTTGCCAGTCTGGGCCTGGGCACTCGCCAGGATCGTTGGAGCGGGCCACGAACGAGGCGCCACCAGTGGCTACGATATCCAATGCCGAATAGCGCTTCTTCGCGTCGTAGGTGCCCCGCACAGCCAGCGAGCGCCCTTCGGCACCAGCCGTCGCGAGGCAGAGCCAGTCCGCGTGCGGCGGCGCTCGTCCGGTGTCGCACCGGGCCTGCCAGGTCGCTCCGTCGTGGCTGACAACAGTTCCCTCGTAGTGGACGCCGTCTTGCCACTGGACAACCACCGGCAGCTTGCCTTGCGGCCCTTCAGGCCCGCGGTCGCCGTCGCGGCCCGGCTGTCCCTGCTCACCCGGCGGCCCGCGCTCGCCTGGCTCACCGGGCGGTCCCACGAGCGGCAGCTTGGCCAAGGCGGCCTCGACCAAGCGCGTGATGGTCGCCTCATCGGGCGGCGGTCCTGGCGGTCCCTCGGGACCACGCTCACCCGGCTGTCCCACACCCGGCGGCCCAGGAAGCCCAGGATCACCCGGAGGACCGACGATGGCTTCACCGTCCTTACCGGGCAATCCCCGCTCCCCAGGCTCGCCGCGCGCCCCCTGCAAGCCGGTTTCCCCGCGCTCCCCCTTATCACCGGGATAACCCGGTGGTCCCTGGATACACTCGCCGGGCGGCCCGCGCTCGCCGGGCGGACCCTGCTCACCGTTCTGCAGCGTCGTCAGCCGGGTCACGACGTGCAGCTCCAGCTCGGCTTTCAGCGCCTGCAGCGCGGACATCTGCTCGCGCATTTCCGCCAAGGATGCCGCCACAGACAGCTTGACCTCGCGCTCGATCCGAGCAGCGATGGCACCAAGCAGCTCGCCCGCGACATCAAGCAGCGAGTCGGTGTCGGTCATAGGCGACGCGGAAAGCGGCGCGGAAGGCAGCACTCTGCTGCTGCTGTTCGTCTGCTGCATTTGGGTCGCCCGTATTAGTGCCTGTGCCGCCGCCATCGGCAGGAGCTGGCAGGGCTGGCGGCGTCGGTGAAGGCGGCTCCAATGCCGCGCCGTAGCTCAGCGGAACCACTTGCTGTTGCACCCGGGGCATGTCGCCGTAGCCGTCTTCGACAGCCGGCAAATCCTCGGAGGCCCGCGCCTCGTCGGGGCTGTAAATGCCCGAGATGACACCGCGCGCCAACGCCTCGATGCGCTCACGGTATGCGCTGCGCAACAGCGCCCGAGTGTCCAGCTCGAGGTACTCGTCGGGGACGCCCTTCAGCCCGAACAGCGCGCCGACAGCCTCCTCGATGTGGTTCAAGGTGAACCCGAGCCCCGAGGCGATCCACGACTGCATCAGCAGCTCGGTCGACGAATAGGTGTTGCCGCCGAGGCCGAGGATCTGCAGCGGGATCCGCATCGCCAGCGCGATGTTCTCGTTGGTCATCTTCAGCATTTCGGCGAGCTGGGAATCGACGGCGTTCGTCGTGATCGGGTGCGCCTTCAATCCGCCTGTCAGGATCGGGGTGCGGCCCGCATTCTCGCCTTGTGTCTGGTCGTCCCACCACGCGCGGAGTTCCTGCGCCTGTTCCCGCTTCATCACTGCATCGGTTTCGAGCGTGAAGCTGGGCCGTGCCTGGTTGAGGTAGAAGAAGACCTGTTGCTGGCGGGCCGCGCTCGCCATCGCCAGGTCGACCGTCGCCGCCAGGATCGGGCTTTCGCCCCGCAGCGGGTGCCGCGGCGTATGCAGCCTGACATGCAGGATATCGCGCGCCGGGATCGGCTGGGAGAGGTCGAACCGAAGCTGCAGAATCTCGTTGCCGTAGACCGAATAGAAGATCGACCCTTCCTCGGCGATGGTCGCGCGCCCGTCGCGCACCAAGTGCAGTTCGCCAATTTCGCCGCGGTTGTTGCGAATAGCGATGGCAAAGGCCTCGCCCTTCTCATAGAGGCGCCGGGTAAGGTTCAGGAGGAAATCGCTGATCGTTTGATAGTCGTTCGGCTGCTTGAGGATGCGCGACAGCGCGGAGTTGACCACCCGCTCACGACCGCCATTGTCGAGGCTGCGCCAGTGAGTGCCGGGGCACATGGGAACGGTTTGCGAATACGCCGAGACGCAGGCCTCGACCATCGCGCTACGCTCGCCGTAGGGCTGCGGGCGGTAGCCGGTCTGCCACCAATTCCAGTATCGACCGATATCCGCACCGAGCCACCCGTTGGGCGACGTGCCATCGGTGATCAGATACGGCCCGGGGCGGTACTGCCCTTCAGCAGCCCGCCCCAGCCATGACATGACTTTGGTGGTAAGCCAGTTAGCCATCAGCGGGTCTTGTAGCGATCCCGCACTTTGGCTGGGCGCATCTCGCGGGTGTGCTTGGCTTGCGCCTCCTGCTCTGCTGGTGCCGGATCGCCGCCTTCGCCTTCGCCTTCGCCTTGGTGTTCGCCTTCGTGTTCTTGCTCCTCTTCCTCGGGAGCAGGCTTCGGATCGCTCATCATGGCAGACCTCACTTTCTGGACGTGGAGGGGTCGCTGCGGGCCGCCCGCGAAGCCGCGATCGCAACGGCATTCGACGGAGGCGCGGCGGTCCCGCCGATCGCGTTGGTCGCGGTGACCACGCAGCTAATGCTGTGCCCGACGTCGCTCTCGGTTACGACGTAGCTCGGGCCGGAGCCACATTGCTCCGTCCCATCACGCATCCATTGGCCGCTGTAATGGGTAGGCTCGCCGTTCCAATTCCCCATCGTGCAAGTCAGGGTGTCGCCCGGCCCGGCGGTCATCGGCTGCACGCTCGGCACATCGACGTTTTCCGGCGCGGTTTCATCCTCACCGACACCGTGCGCGTCGAGCTTGAACCCGTCGGCCTCGTCCTGCGTCGGCGACGGCGGATCGGGGTCCGCGGGCGCGGCCAGCGCTGCGGTTTCAACCGCCGGGCTGTGCGACTTGAACCCGTTGGCCTCGGCCTGCGTCGGCGCTGGCGGATCGGCGACACCCGATCGAGTATCCTTCGGCCTTGCCACGTCTCGATGCGCTGGCGGCAGCGGCGTGTCCCTGTGGGCCGTCTCCCTGGTGCTTTCCATGTCTTCGTCCTTTCTCGGAAGCGGTCAGCAAAAGGACGGCGGGACCGAAGCCCCGCCGCCCACGCCGAAAACGCTTATGGCCCCCAGTTCACCCCGGTCATGTATTGCACCATGCCGGGCCGCCTCATCGCCCAGGTGACATTGGCCAACATCCTGATCGCGATCTGCGCGGTCTGGAACATCGACTGCACCGGAGCGGCGACAACCGGCGGGGTGCCAGCAGTGCCGATGTTGAGCGGGGTGGTGTCCTCCATGTGCACGGTCGCGACCTCGCTGATCTCGAATTCGGGCGCGCCCGAAACGGACACGAAGTCCACAGCATCGATCATGTACACCGACCCTGACGGGATCGAGGTCGACTCGATGACCGCGAAGCGCTGGGTGAACTGACTGGCCCACCCGAACTGGACGCCGGTCGGACCTGGCGCAAAGATCAGTTGCTGCCCCTGCGCCGGGTTCATCAGCATCGCCAGCTTGCGACCCGCATTAACCGCGTAGAACGGGTTCGTCAGCGCCTGGATGTCGGCCAAGATCGCCGCGTAGCCCTTCGCGGTCGAAGCGGTAACCGCCACCACACCGTTGGTCAGGCCCGCTGGGCGGGTCGTGGACGTCGGAGCGGCATCGAGCAGCAGCGCATCGATGTTGATCGAGGTGTCGTCCGCGATAGCCTCGCGAATAATCCCTTCGATCGCCGGGTTGGAGTACATCGCGATTTCGCGCGAAAACACCGACAAGCCGCCGACTTTGTGGGGATACAACGTGATGCTCGTCGTCCCCAACCTGCGCACCGGAATCGGCGCACCTTCGGCCACGAACGAGCCACCGATCGACGGGGTGGTCGTCCTCGAGGGGATCTTGATCGATCCCGCATTCGCGCCGAAAGTCAGCGACGTGCCCATGCCCGCAAGCGGCTGGAACACGCTGACCGGCGTCAGCACTTGCAGGAAATCGGCCTGCCCGAGCTGAACCAAATCCATCGCCCATCCGGGTGTGGTCGTGGTCGCCCCTGCTATCGCGGCACGGGTGACGACTGCCGTCAGATCGTGGTCCGGGTAGCGTTCGTGCAGCACATCGTCGATCGAGCGATGGGTGACCTGGGAGATGAACTTGACCACCATCGCCCGGGCGAGAAGCTCGCCAGGAGCGAGATCCTTGACCGCCATGCCGAGCGGTGGGCGACGAGCAACTCCCGTCCCCGCCGCCTGCTGTTGCTGCTGCTGCCCCAGCCCCTGATCGACAGCCCGTTGCGCCAGCGCTTTTTCGGTGCGCTGTAGCGAGGCGAGCCGTTCCTCGTGTTCACCGATCTCCTCTTGCAGCAGATCGGCTTCCGCCGTGTCGTGATCTGGGTCGCGTGTAAGTTCGATAAGCGCATCACGGGCAGCGTTGAGCATGAGCTGCCGGTCCTCGATCTGTCTTCCGACAGGAGTTGGTTGTCCGTTCATCGGGATCGCCCTTCTGCTTGGCGATTGACGTTCGGCTTGCCCGCCGCGGTTTAGTGCCAGGCCGTCTCGGCTTCGTGCTTGCCCGCTGAAGACGAGGGACATGGTTTCATGTGAAACATGCAGTGACTTCGCCACTTGCAGTGCCGCCGGGTTGGCGGGCACGCTGACGATCGACGTTTCGAGCAGCTCCTGTTTGGTGTAGCGCTGCCCGCCGTAAGGGTCTTTCGGGTCGATAGCCTCAGACTCGATCGGGTAAAACCCGACCGACGTCGCGCGCAGGATGTCCTGCTCGATCAGGTTGATGATTTCATCGACGCGTTGGGAGGTGCCGCGGGCCGCCGGGACAAAATCACCGAGCAGCTTGCCGCCCTCGGTGCGGACGTTCGCCCAGGTGCCGATCGGAAAGCTGCCCTGATGCCCGAACAGCGCGATCGGGTTGCGCCGAAAGTTGTCGAGCATCCAGCCGGTCGGCTCGATGATGTCACCGTAGCGGTCGACCGTCGCGTCGCTGAGAATATAGGTCATCGACCCCGCGACCTTGCCGGTCACGACTTTGCGGATGGTGTCCACCGCAAGCTCCATCGTAGGGACAGGCGCGCTTCACAGCGGGCCACGGGAAGTTAGGTTTCGGCCTTTACGGCCAGTCGTCGTCGAACTCGCTATCGGGCGGCGGCGGCGGTCGCTCGAGCGCCCAGCCGATCAGCAACAGGAAAACGGCGCCGATCAGCGCCAGGAACAGCCACGTCAGCCGCGCAGCCCTGGCAGGAAGATGAACAAGCCGAGCAGTAACACCGCAGTAAACGCCAGAAAGATGTATGACGAGGCATACGGAGCCAGCGGCGGGATCGGCAAGATGGTCAAAAACCAGATGAACATCGTTACCGTGAAAAGTATCTCGAGGATCATTGCCCTATCCTTCTTCAAACGACCATCGAGTAGACGTCGAGTTCGGGTTCGCTGAGCGGCGCCACACCGACCGCCATCAGCAGCGCGACCATGCCATCGATCCGCCTGGTGTTTTCGCTCTTGGTGAGCTTGCGTGAGCCTGCCGGATCGGTTTTGACGACGGCGTTCGCAGCGCACATCTTCAACACGGGCTGGTCGCCGTGGGCCATGCGACCGTTCAGCAGCTCGGCCTCGAGGTCGCGCATGGCGGGCGACATCGACTGGAAGCCCTGCCCGAACTCGACGAAGATCTCGTCGATCTCGGCATCGTCGAATCCGGCTTTCAGCAACCAAGGCCGCAAGTGCCGGAAGCCCCACCGATCGAATGCTAATTTGCGAATATCTAATTCGCGGACCAGCTCTCGCAGGTAGATCGCGACGTACTCGTAGTCGACCGACTTGCCCGGTGCGGCCCGCAGATGCCCTTGCTTGTACCAAAGGTCATACGGCACCCGGTCTTTGCGGCTCTTCTCGGCCAGTCCTTCCTCGGGCAACCAGAAGGTCGGGTGGATTTGCCAAATCTCGTCGACGCGCCCGATCAGCACCAGGGCGGTCAGATCGTTGACCGCCGAGAGGTCGAGGCCGCCGTAGACCGGCACGTCGTCGATCGGCAGAGCGTCGGCCCCGCAGCGCTCCCAGACGCTCAACGGGATGAACGGCGCGGAGGCCTCGACCCGCTGGTTGAGCACGTAGTTGCGATACTCGGCTTCCCGGCTCGGCATCCGCCGTGCATCCTCGGCCATCGCCAGCACTTCCACTGTGTTCTGGAACGCGCCATAGGCCGGGTTGGCCTTGCGGATTGTGTCCTCTTCGAACGGGTCGTCGTCGATCGGCGCGGTGTAGAGGCTGACGACAACGCGATCGTCGTTGCCGGCCACAGCGTCATCGATCAGTACCGAGAGCAGATCGCCGTCGTGCGGTGCCTGCGTGCTGATGATGATCGTCAGCGGGGCGATCTGCGCGGCGGTCGCCGTCTCGAGCGCTTCGTACAATTGGCTGCGCGGTCCCCGCACCTGGCCGAGTTCGTCGTGGACCGAGAACACCGGGCTTAACCCGAAAGCGGTCGCGGCTTCCGCCGACAGTGCGCGGTAGACGGTTCCGAGGCTCGCGCAGACCAGTTGCTTGGGGGTTTCGTGGATCGAAACGACCTCGCTAAGCGCAACGCCGCCATCGGGCGGCGGGGACTGGCGGACGATCTTCGCCGCCAAGTCGAACAGGATTGCGGCCTGCTGACGCGACTGAGCGGTGCTGTAGAGCTGCGAGTTAGGCCGGGCCTCGGGACCGCAGAGGTGCAGCAGCAACAGGCAGCTCGCCAGGGCAGTCTTGCCGTTCTTGCGCCCGAAACTGAGGATCGCGCGCCGCGTGCCCGACGGGTTGTCGTAGATCCGCCGCAGTTCGTCCTTCTGCCAGCCCTGCAGCTTGATCGGTCGACCGCCGTACTGCCCCTCGGGGACGATGCAGTACTTCTGGATCCATTTGATGTTTCGTTCGGCCCGAGTCTCTACGCTTCCCACGGCATCGCCGCGGCCTTTGGTGCCTTTGCTGCGGCTCTGGCCGCCGCGTGCGGCACGTACCGGGACTGATTTGTCAGCCGTAGCTTGGTTGCCAGCGTCGCCGCGCCGCGAACCTCTTCGGCGCGCATTCGCAGCAGGAGCTGATAGCGCTTTACCGCCTGGATGTTTCGTGGCCATGAGGAGCTGGAGGTGTGCTTGTTGATGTGCTCGTTGATCCGCTCGGCGGCTTCACGGTGGCGACAGTAATCGGCGAGCATTCCGCGGAGGGCGCCACTGTTGAAGAAGGCGACATCCTCGCTGGCGACGACCTCGCGCCAGATGTCGGCTTGCCGCTCGGTGAAGTGCTCGGGCGGATCGGGCCGTCTACCGAACGCGCCAGTGACGATGACGGCGGCGGTTTCGGCGGCTGATCGGCGGCCTCGCGTCCTCATCGCCGGTTCCAGTGGTGGTCAGGGTCCAACGGTGTCCCGTCTGGCCGTACACCCGTGATGACGATCCGTTCCTGCCGTTCGCCGGTCTTGTTCGTGCTGAATCTCTCCCGGTGAGCCTGGTTGTCGCACCGAGCGCAGAGCGTGCGCAGGTTGGACAAGTCCCTCGTCAGCTCCGGGTGCGTCGCCCGCGGCTTGATGTGGTCGACGCGAGACGCGCCGGGACGGCTGACATCGATGCCGCACTTCACGCAGCGGTAATGGTCGCGTTCAAGCGCGAGCGCGCGGAGACGTTGCCAGGCGGCTGTGTGCAGGAATGCTTTGCTCAATTGCGTCCGCAAGGACGGGGCAAATCGCCCTTGTCCACAAGATGTTGTATTCTGCTGCGCAAGGTTTCCCGCATTGTCAAGCGGAAACCGCATCCAGAGACGCAAGATGGAACGCCGCGGGCACCTGTCTTTTGAACAGACCGAGCAAGGTTCGCGCCCGTCCGCGATCGTCAACCTCCTGCAATTCTGCGAGGAAACTCGCGAACGGCCCGTCCGCCACCCGCATCTTATCGCCAGGCTTCGCCAGCGGGAGCTTGATCGCGCCAGGACGCGGATCATCGAAGATCCCGGCTTCGCTTTCGGCGCGGATCGCCGCGACCAGATCAGGCGCTAGCATGGCCGGCAGATCCCGCTCGCCCGCGCGCCGCACCAGATCATAGACACCCGGCGTGTGCAGGATATCGATCCACGCCTGACCCGGGTGAAGCTCGACAAAGAGGTACGATTGGAACAGCGGGCGAAACACCATCGCCCCTCGGCTCTTGCGCTTGCCGCGGAGCACCTTTCGGTAGACCGGCAGCACGACACGCCGACCGCGGCGCCGCAAGGCATCCTGCGCCAGGAACTCGGCCATCGGCTTCGACATCACGACAGCCCAGCCCTCGCACAGTATTTCCATCCTCTTATCGCCCCAGTGGTCGTGACAGGTGGTCCCGACTTTATACACCGACAGATGAGGCTCGCGGCAGGTTATCCACCGATCGGCTGGGGTGCGGGGAGGTCGGAAAAGGCGGGATCGGCCCCGGTTTGGACGAAAGGCCGACCCCGAAAGGTGTTTAAGGAGGTGAACGCTCGACAGGAGGTGGGGAACTTTAATACCTCCCGCCGAATGCCCGCCGCACGGTAGCATTTCTGGGTGGGTTTGACACCACTGGCGAAATGTCACCGATTAGCAAACGAACGG